ACGGGCGGCAATTCCACCCTGGCGCATTTCTTCCAGAGCATCAACAATCCACTGCTCAGTTTGGGCCGGCGAGCGCATCCCGGTCATACCGAATATTTCCTCACAAAGCTCACGAGACGAACCAAATTCGCCTACAGACTTACGGATTAATTTAAATAACCCCCCCTTGTCAACTTGTAATGCGTCCTTCGGACAAGATACGCCGGGACCGGCGTTAGGCAGCTTGTTCTCCATGCCACTATACAGGGGGTTTATTATGGAGATATTATCAAGTTGATCTCGCAAGCCCAAGAAAGACCGTTTAGCAGCATGAGCACGGGAAGCATAACCAGCACGCCAAGGTATATTATTACGCGTGGAATTAGCATAAGACCAGGAACGGTCAATCATTGATATACGTGAATTAACCGTATTCCAAAGACGAAGAAACGGATCAGCAATAGACAACTCAGACGTTGTGACATAATCGGCGAGCATTAACGCGCGCCTTTTAGAGAAGACTGGCCTTTAAATAGACGGCCAAGTCTAAGAGCCGCAAGCGGCATACCAAGAGCGGACGCAATGCGTCCTAACTCATCAGCACCAAGTCCAACGACTTGTAAGGCTTGAGAATTTTTAACAATCCAGCCTTTAAGATCACCAGAACGCAAAGCGATACGAAAGCCCTGCAAGCGATTAGCCGCCGCAGAGGCATCAGTAAGAGATTTGAACATAGAAGAAATTTGAGCCTCAGTATGCTCACGCTGAAACTGAGCTCGAAACTTATCCGTGTAAGCACGGGAAACAGCAGCACCGGCACCCAAACGGGATGCCTCAGCAGAAACGCCAGGCGCAGCCTGAGCAGGAAGATCCGACGGGACCTTACCCGTCGTTATATAGTCACCAAGACCAGTAGCATATTGAGGGCCGTACTGAGCACCGGCCTGGACGCCCTGAGCGCGTCCTTGAATAGTCTGACCACGACGTTGCGTGGCGACGTTAGCAGCAGCAATAGAAGTCTGGACCTTGGCTTGACGCTGCACCTGACGGGCAGCAGAGCCAGCCGCAACAGCGGCACCAGAACGTTGAGCTCGAGAAGCCTCGGCACCAACAGCAACAGCGCCCATCGGGGAAGAAGTACCAAGACGCTCCCACGGATTAGTACCGGGGAACGCCTCATCAAAGTAGTCACGGGTCTCAACACCAATCTCCTGACCAGTAGCGGTCTTAGGAGTGGTGAGACCACCAGCAGCCTCCGTAGCAGCACGGGCCGCATCATCAGCAGAAGACTGATCAGAAACAGACTGCACAGCAGAACCGGCGGCAGTTCCTAGACTGCCACCGATAACGGAGGATGAAACACCTCCGAGGCTACCGCCAATAAGACCACCAACGACCTTACCAACGGTCGGGAGGATCGAAGAAACAAGACCCGAGAAGAACCCCATCGGAATTACCGATTGGGATCAAACGGGTGTAGATCGAACTCATAACGGTGCAACGACACCGAAGCAACAATGCGAGTAATATTAGCCGGAGAAGCGCCATGATTAGTGATCCAGAAACCGCCAAACAGTTCTTCCTCACCAATAATACCAGTAGGCGACCAGTCGCCAAGAACCATCTGCATATTAACAGAGCCAAACACAGCTTCGCCATTTGCAGAAACAACATGAGACTGAAGCATAGGAACAAGAGCGTATTCCGCAAGAAAACCTTGCGTCAATCCGCCAGTAGCAACACGGCCGACAACGGCCTCAACAGCCATACCAATATCGGCAGAGCCGAAACGCATGGCACCACCAAGAGCGAAAAGATACTCGCCATTAGTAGCATTCTCAGCGAGTTCAGAACCAACAACCTTGGTTCCAATAGCAATACCGCTATCAGCGGAAATTTGCACACCAGCATCAATCTCGTAGGTCTTAGCAGCATGCGAGATATTAGGAGCATTAGCGTCGGTAACATAACCGACAGTAGGGAGCCCTTGAACAGCTCCCTCAACAGTAGTACCCGCGATGATGATAGGACCATCCTCGAGATTAACCAACGGCCAGGGGCCGATACGATTATTGCGATACATAATTAGCCTCCGGCATAGAGCGAACCGCGAGAAGGCGGAACAACACGTTTAACATTAAGGTCGAAACGACCAGCAACATTCCAATGACGCAATTGAAGCGTCTGGAAAACATCATCATATTCAGCATCCTGGATATAATGAGCAGCATCCTGAGTACCGATATTTAGGTTCAGGAACGCATAACCATCCAACACATTGTAGGAATTATGAACGATAGAAGGGTGATACCGATAGTGCTGGCCAAAGGGTACTTGGCCAATAGACGTAGCACCAGGGGTAGAATTCCGGAAATAATCATTCGGAATAAGATCCTCCGGAGGCTCCGCACCAATAATATCAGGATCACCAGCGATCTCGATATAGGAAGGATCAGCAACAGTGAATAGGAACGGCAGCTCATCCACATGAATAGTGGGAAAACGAATCAAACACATGATCCTCAAGGCACCGTGTTCAGAAAAATACTTACGACGAAATTGTAAGCGGCCGATACCTGCGCTCTTTCCCGAATAGGATCCAAGAGTAGAGTCATCAGTTCCATCAACGTCATAGCCAGACAGCCAGAACTTAGATCTCGCAACAAGCGTCGGCCTCTCGTCCGCATCGGTGTTCACCGTAGATCCAAAGCGCGTATTCAATAGATCATTATAACGCTGACCGAAATACTCACGATCAACATCAGTACGATAAGCGGCCTGTATACGATTAAGGTCCGCGAGATCAAACGAAGTGATAGACGGGACATCCCTAAAGACATCATCAACACCTGGGTCCGGGACAGCCGTGGACCAGGGCACAGGAAGATAACCGCAGCGAAATCCGGACGTTCTTTCATTGAGATCATCGAACGCAGGAACAAAATCGTCCGACCTTTCATTCAGATCATTAGGAGAGCGGAAATAACGATTCCAAATCCGGTTATAACCACCGGTCAACCACAAAGGTATCTCGATCTGATTAGGAATATGACCACCAAGATAATACTGGTCATCAGTAAATGTAACAGTAGGAAAGACAGTCTGCTCACGAATACCGTCCTTTATAAACTTAATCCATTCCTCACCGTAAATATGACGATGCGGAACAAAGAAAGCATATAGCTCAACCTGAGCATCAACAACAAGCTGACGCCGAAGCGGCGACATACGAAACACGCCTTCATAATTAAGCGTGCAACTATCACCAGCAATTATAGGCACAGTAGTAAGCGTTTGAAGCTTACCAATATCACCAAGCTGGAATGTGAAATGCGAAAGATCGCAGTCATACCTCTTAGGCATTAGAACTTACCTCCGCCCTGGTAGTAACGTTTAGCAGGCTTGCCAGGAGCACCACGCATCGTCCGACGACCCTTCGTCTGAGAGCTATGGCGACGGCCTTTCGACCGGCCTTTAGAGCGAGAGCGTCCTTTACTGCGATAGGCCATCATTAACCTCCTGACCAGATTCGGAAGCGAGCCGGACGGCACGCCCCGTACGCTTGCGCCAAGCCGCCTGAGCGGCAGGAGCATCAGCAGCTAACATACAACAAAGAGCAAAGAGGCGAGCGGCCGTAACAGCCTCAAGAGATCCACCAGAGGCTATAGACTCGGCTGTGTCGCCAGCTTCCATCCACCGGCACGCTACGCCCAAGTTACCAGGGGCTACAAAGGTGGAGATCACCCCCGCCATAAATTCAGCGGGAACCTCGATGCGGGGCAATGCAACGACGTCCAGCGTCCCATGGGTCAACATTGAAAGGATTGAACAAATACGACCACGATCAGCACCGATCCAAGGGCTATCGCCACAACACAACTCGAAGTCGATCGTAGAGATACCAAGAGCTTCGAAAGCATCCGATGCAGCTCCATTCTTAATTAGAAGCATCGCATTGCGAGCAACCATATAATTCGGATTAGACACTGATGTATTCCTCTATTAGTTCACCGTCCTGCAGACGGATTACGAGATATTCAAGACCTTCGGCAATTTGGAGAATTATTTTCAAAACATCCTCCTTATCAACAGGCTCAACCATCGACGCCGAGTAGAGACCGCTCAAAGCCCACAGTCGCAGCTTTATCTGCCGTATCTGGGCGAGATCGTCCGCGGGCCGTAGGATTACAGTTTCCCCGGTTATTCTCGAACCGGACCTCAGTTGTTTCAAACACTCTCGCAAAGACCTCGACCACATCAGAAACGGCCGTATCGCTCAATGTGCGCGTCTCGGTACTCCCAAAATTCGACGAGCTGCAAACGCGGGTCTCCTTCATCAAAGAGCGCAACTGCTCGACGATAGGCGGGCGTGGATTGACCGCCATCAATGATCTCCTCAGAGTCGACACGCGCCAACCATGCTTCTCTGACCCGGATATTCCGTTCTTCGTCAGACTCAACAGGGACCTCAGGCACTCGACCCGGAACCGGTGGTTCGGGAGGGTTATCTCCTTGATCGCCAAAAGCTGGGTTCCCCCCGTCGATAGGCACTCCTGCAGCGACGACCTCTGGCACTGGCTCAACGCGAACCTCAGCCTCAGGAGACCGAAGCCATGGGAAAAACGTGTCCTCCATTGTCTTGCTCCATCCACACTGTCATACGATTTCATCAGATACTTACACACGTAGCGCGCCATCGCCAAGGGAGGTTTCGATTGCACAGGAACCCAATTGGCACCGATCTTCTCTACGGGCCAAGCCCAACCTAGTTCACCAAACGCATCAAACTCACCAAAGCGGGCAGCAATTGGCCGGCTATGACCAAAACTCCAAAAATCCATGCCCATAATACACCGTCTATTATTATGTCCACGACCGAGATTCGGGTCCCTTTTCCAAGCATCAGGCATGTCCTTCATAAGGTGTAAAACGTGAATGTGCAAACGGCCATGTAACTTGCCGCGCTCGACAACAGCAAAATAACTGTGATAAGGATCGCTTCTTCTTTTCGCCTCAGCAGCCCTTCGACTACCATGCACCACAGTGCCAACCGCGCGATCCACTTTACGGGCATACTCACGCCAGCAACGCGAGCCCTTCGCGAACACTTCATCATAATGCTCATTCGATACGGTGAGGGTGTTAAAAACGACGTACCAGCCTTGACGGGTCCGCAAATCAATTTCTTCAACAATCCGCCAATGAGCCTCATGGACACGGGCGGCAATTCCACCCTGGCGCATTTCTTCCAGAGCATCAACAATCCACTGCTCAGTTTGGGCCGGCGAGCGCATCCCGGTCATACCGAATATTTCCTCACAAAGCTCACGAGACGAACCAAATTCGCCTACAGACTTACG